TTGGAGAGTTTTGGTTTCCCCTGCCGTCGACTGCCATCCAATAAATAAGTACCAGATTTTTAGTTTGTACGCCAAAACCGTTATTCTCATTGATTTTAAAGTTGTTTAATATTTTTTTCGTAATATTTATAAAAAAAAGAATAGGATTACACTATATATAACACTATATTTGTAGAAGAATATAACGATAGTCTAAAGCCTGGCAGCCAAAGCTTCGCCAACCTTACAGATTGTCGTTATATTTAATAAGTTCTTTGCTTGAAGATAAACAATAATAATACCTCGATAAAAATATGCAAACTAGAGGAAGTAGTTGCGATTATTATAAACTGTATCAGCAGTTGAGTTTATTGTAAAGGTAAATCAATGAGGAAGGAGACACTTCCACAAAAGAAACAACGTAGTTTTATTTCATAACTGAAATTTGAACAAAGAACTTTTAATATTAATTTAACTTAAATAAATAAGTAAGATGAAGAAAGTACCAGAAGTAAAAAAAGTAGAAGAAGTAAAAAAAGTAGAAGACTTAAAAACGCCTAAAGAAACACATCTAAGCGAGAGCGAGGTTAGTTCTTTGGGAGTATTGATTCAAGCGGTTCAAATGGCAACAAAAGCAGGAGCCTTTTCTATTGAGGACGCGGTTGTTGTTGGTACGGCAAAGCAAAATTTAGAATACTTAATTAAAAAACAGTAAAATGAGTAAGAAAAACTTAGTATCAAAAAAAAAAGAAGGGGGAACCGTCGGTAGTTTTGTTAGGCTACCTATAGATCTAAAGGAGGAAGCCCAGATCTGGTGCATTAAAAACAAATTAACTTTAACCGATATTATAATTCTTGGCATAAAAAGAGCCATAAGAGATTAGTATGAGTAAAAAAACCTTAGAACACGCTAGACTAGACCCTAGCGTTTCGGTTTCATTAGTAATTGATGAAGTTACTAATGAAAAGAATTGGAGGTATAGATTTATAGTCGTTAGTACAGATGGAACCTACATAAAACACGACTTAAAAGATTATCATTTTAACGATTTTGACTCTATTTCTCAGTTTAAGTCTAGAATAGAATACGAAAGATTTAGGGATCAGTAAAAAATATAAAAGAATGAAAAATAAATTTAATTTATTAAACCAAAGAGTAATTAGTTGGGCAGACAGTAGAGGTATTTTAGACAAAGCAACACCATTGTCTCAAATTTCTAAAACAGAGGAAGAAGTGGCAGAGGCAAGAGAGTCTCTTTTTGCACAACAGAACGGACTAGAATCTTACATTAATTCTAAAGGAGTCATTACAAAAACAAAGGATGCAATAATAGACGACTTTGGCGATATTTTAGTAACTATTTTAATTGGTTGCGAGCTTCAAAAAATAGATGCACTAGAAGCACTAGGATTGGCTCTTGACATAATAGAAAAGAGAGAGGGTCGAATGATTAATGGAAAATTTGTAAAAGATAAGTAAATGAAATCAGAAAGTCGTATTCAGCAAGAAATTGTAATGTTCTTTAATAACGAGTACCCTGAACTTAGAGGTTGTCTTTGCTACAATAATAATAACTCAATAGGGTCATTGAGGGGTAAACAAAACAAGTATCTAGGTGTAATAAAAGGAAGGTCCGACATGGTACTGTATTACAAAAGTTTTTCTATAATGATAGAGTTAAAAACAGATATAGGTAGGCAGTCAGAATCTCAAAAGTCTTGGCAAGAATTAATGATTAGTCAAGGTTTTGAGTATTATATTGTTCGGTCTCTTGAGGAATTTAAAGAATTAATAAAAACAATAATATTATGAGTAGCGGATTAGATATAGAAGAAATACAAAGGAATAAAAGAATTCAAATCATTGCACAGAACGGAAACGACGGTCTACATTACGCAGAGGCTCCTGAGCATTACGATAACGAGAATGGAAGCCTCTACAAAATTGCAGTACAAAGAGGTTGGAACGCATATCAATTTGACGCAATTAAAAGAATAGATAGAGCCTATAAAAAAGGCAAATTTGAACAAGACATAGAAAAAACTCACCTAGTATTAAACTTAATGTTAAAAAATGAGTAAAAAAATAAGATTATCAGAAAAAGCAATACAATTTGTAAGCGGTGGAATTGTATCATCGTACGTAACGGCTCACTACTTAGAGCAATCTTCTCATTTGGGCGTGTTTAAGCAATCCGCAAAAATGAACGTTAAAAGAACTCTTGAAGACCTTATAAAAATAGAAGAGGACTATTTTAACGAGACCGAGAACGTAGACGATAAGGATTTGTCTCACAGAATAGTATCAAACAAACTTACGTTTATAGACGAGTTTTTGAAGTTTGATTTTAGAGACTTTACTAAACTTCAAGAAGTTTTTGTAGCGTACACTTTGGATCGAAAAAGATTAATAAGTATTAGTGACAAGATATTAATTAAAGATAGTTCTAAAAAGTAATGACAATAGGAGAAGCTTGTAGTATCTGTTTTAAAAAAGGAATAAAAGTCTACCCCGTTAAGGTCGGGGGGACTTGGCGCATAAATGTAAAAGAAGAAGGTAAGTCACCTATAAGATATAATAAATCAGTTACTGAAGGTAAGGAGACAAATGAAGCAATGACAAAAACATATATATTTCTAGCAAAAAAGATTATAGCTGAATAAAATAAAAATATGTAGTTTATTTTTAGTATTTTTGACCAAATCTGTAAAGTAATGGCATTAGATATTGTAAATAAGCTCAAAAAACTAACCTGGACTAGAGACAAATCTGGTAACAATTGGTACGTGGAGAACGGTAGCAAGGGTTTTGGTAAGGGTGAGTATTCTAACAACTTGGATATGGCTCAGAACCATCCGTTATTGACCCCAGCTCTTTTATTTATATCAAAGCTTTTTAGTCAAGCTGAATTTAAGGTGGTAAATAAAGAAACTGGAAAAGAAGAAAAAGAACATTGGCTTATAAAATTACTTCATAATCCAAATATATACCAAACAAAATCCGATTTTTTAGAAAGCTTGCAATTTATACAAATAGCACAAGGAAAAGCTGTTGGATATCTAAAAAGACCAATAGGATTTAATGATAACGAGGATATAACTTCTATTTATCTTTTAGACTCGGACTTAATAGAGTTTCCAATAGAGTACAAGAAGTCAGGATATAGGTCTCCTATGGTTTCCTCAGGTCTCTTAGATATTGAGGGTGAAAAAGAAGTTGTTTACGACAAAAACGGAGAAAACCTAAAAATTAAGATAAAAGACTTAATATTTTTCTACGACCTTCCGAATATGTTACATTCAAACTTTTACGAAGTGAGTTCTAGGCTTGACGGATTAAGACAGACGTTATTAAATACAAATGACTCCTTAATTGCTAAAAATATAATCCTTAAAACCAACGGAAAAGAATTAATAAGTGGAGGTGGTAACGGAACGCTTCCTCTAGGCGCGGAGGACAAGGCAAAAGCAGAAAGCTTACTTCAAAATAACTATGGTCTAGGTTGGTTTAGGAAAAGGGGAATTGTAACAAAAGCAAGTATAGACTACAAGTCATTACATATTGCTTTAAGGGACCTAGGACTGGATGAATCGGTAAAGGTAGACGGTAATTTGATTTACTCAGCATTACATATTCCAAAAGATATCTTATCTATTGAGGCTAAAAAAACTACCTACAACAACGGTAAGGAGTCTATGGTATCTTATATACAAAACGAAATGCAAGCTAGTACAAACTCTTTTGCTGACGTATTAAATAGATTGCTAAAGGATACTGAATTCAAAATCATAGGTACTTACGACCATCTTCCCGTAATGCAATTTATACTAATAGAAAGGTATGAAGGTATAAGTAAAAAAGCTAAAGCCCTTAATGATTTACTAAAAACAGGAATACCTAAGGAGGTTGCTCTTGAAATGTGTGGATTTGATAAGGATTTGGTTTTAGAGGATATCGGTATAATCGAAGAAGGTTCAAATCAAAATCAAAATCAAAATGGAGAACAAGGAACGAGTGACGAAACCTAGCAAAGAAGAGTTGCAGAAAATAATTAAGTCAAGAAACAAACAATTAAGAGACAAGGAAGTAATTAATAAATAAAGTTATGAAAATAGATATTCCAAACTACGAGACAAAAAAAGAATTATTCGACTTCTTAATTTTAAACAAGGAGACTTTGATTAGCCAAAAAAAGAGCGTAATAAAACACGCTGACGGGATGAGTTTTGTATCTATTCCCGAAAAGCACTTTAATTTAGAGGCTTCAAAACTTTCTAATTACGATCCAAATAATGAAGATGAGATTAGGGTTAAATCCGTAATAAATACGACAAATTTTCTAGATTCACACGGTGACGTACATATTCCTGGTATTTGGAACAAATCTATAAAAGAAAATAGTAGAATAATGCACATACAGGAGCATAAATCAGGCTGTTTTAATATGATTATAGCTAGTGGTAATGACTTAGATGTTTCAGTTAAGACAATGAGCTGGAAGTCTTTGGGTTATGACGCAATGGGTAGTTCTCAGGCTTTGATTTTTGACTCTATAATTAAGAGGTCAAGAAACTCATATATGTTTGACCAATACAAACAAGGCTTTGTTACCAACCATTCGGTAGGTATGAGGTACGTGAAAATGGAGCTGGCAATAAATGACAAAGATTACGAAAAAGAAAAAGATTTTTACGATAAGTATATATCTCAAGTAATTAATAGCCAAGATGCGGAAAAAAAGGGTTACTTTTGGGTAATCACAGAGGCTAAAGTAATAGAAGGGTCAGCCGTTCCGATGGGAAGCAATCCAATTACGCCTACAATAAACACCAAGACTGAGCCGTCTTTCCTTGATATGATTGGAGAAATAGACACTCAAAAGGAAGCCGCAGAAAGCACTTTCAATATACTTGATGCGATTAATAAAACTAATTTTTAATTTAAACAAACGTTAAAATGACTAAAGAAGAATTTGACGCACTAATGTTAAAGATAGAAGGTTCTATCGGTGCAAAAATGGACACAAAACTAAAGACAGCGTTCGGTGAACTAAGTCCAGAACTTTTGAAAGCAATTTCTGACAACTCGGAAGAGTTAAAGAAAACAGTAGTAAGTTTAGGCGATTCAAACGAAAAGCTAAAACAAGCTCAGAAAGACCAGTCAACTGTTATCGAAACTTTAACCAAAAAGTTAAACGATGAATCTGGTAAAAAGAATCTTTCTTACAAGGAGCAAATTACCTCATTGCTTACCGCTAACAAAGAGAAGTTAGTAGCAATGAAGAACGGAGATTCTAAGACGAATATTCGTATGACAATGAAAGCTGTTGGAAATATGACCGTAGGTGGAAACACAACAGGTCAATTACCACAAGCAGATAGAGAAGAGGGTATTACCAGAGTAGCAAGGCGTACACCTTTTATTATTGAGTTAGTGAACGTAGGTTCAATTACTTCTAATTTATGGGAGTGGGTACAACAGGCTAATCCAGAGGGAGCGCCAGCAATGACAGCGGAAGGTGCTAAGAAAGCGCAAATGGATTTCGACTTAGTACTTGCTAGTGCTGCGGTTAGAAAGATTACAGCTTTTATTAAGGTTTCTAAGGAAATGTTAGACGATATCTCTTTGATGGAGTCTGAGATTAACCAAGAACTTACTGAAAGAATAAATCTTTCGATTGACGTTCAGTTGCTTTCAGGTGACGGTATTGGTCAAAACCTAGTTGGTTTAAAATCTAACGCTACCGCTTTTTCTCCTGGTTCTTTTGCTACGGGTCAAGCAAATGAGGTTGTTAAGCCTACTAACGCAGATGCGTTGAGAGTTGCTATCAACCAAGTATCAGTTGCTTTGTTTCAGGCAAATTATATCTTGATGCACCCATCAGATGTTACAGCGATGGATTTAGATAAAGGTAGTGACGGTCACTATGTTTTACCTCCATTCTCAACGGGATCTAATACTATTATTAAAGGTATTCCAATCGTATCAAACACAGGAGTTGATGAAGGAGACTACCTAGTGGGAGACTTTACCAAGGCAGGAGTAAGATTCAGAGAAGGATTGGTATTCGACGTAGGTTATGAGAACGATGACTTTACAAAAAACTTTGTAACTATTTTAGCAGAAGCTAGATTAGTTCAGAGAGTTAAGTCTAACCACTACCCTGCGTTTGTAAAAGGAAACTTTGCAACTGACAAGGCAGCTATTGCTAAGGCATAATGGGTCACTTTAAAGATACTACCGTTGAGATAAAATTCAACGGTAGGACTTTAAGGGTTTCACAAGGAGTTAAAGACTCTTTAGAAAAATCTGGCAAGTTAGACGGACAAAAGAAGAACAAAAAAGACGATAAAAAAGAAGATAAGTAATGGCTAACGTAATTGATTCATCATACTTTAAGCAAGGAGATTTATATATTCCAAACAATACCGATACTAATGCGGGAGTTGTTGGGGAGAGTAATCAAACTGATTTAGATTTCTATATTGTAGAGTACGAGGGACAGTTACTAATAAATGCCCTAGGTATTGAATTATATGAGCAGCTAGTAAGTGCTTTATCTGACTTAGACGGGTCTAACCAAAAATGGAAAGATTTAGTTAACGGTAAAACTTACGAAGATCCCAACGGAGTCAAAAAAAGATGGCAAGGATTAAGGGGGGAAAATAAGCAAAGCCTTGTAGCTTGCTACGTATATACTCAGTATCTTAGAAATTACGACGAAACTTTTGCAACTACTGGTATTGTTAAAAATGACTCTAAAAACGCTACAAATTACGACGCAACACCGAAGTATATAAAAGCGTACAATAAGTTTTTAAAACAATATCAATCACAATTAAGTTACGCTCCAAACTTTTATGTTAATAAATTTGGAAACGAAGGTACTGATTGGTATTCCTCAGAAGAGGCAACTGTTTGTCTATATCAATTTTTAACTGACTCAAACGAGTTAGATGACACATCTTTTCCTAACTTTGTTTTTAAGTTTTATGAAGAACAAAATTCATTCGGAATATGATTGTAGTTGAACACAGTTTAAAGGCTATTATTGATTTAATACCAGCTATTCAGATAAACTCAAACCTATTGTCAAAACCAAAATTTCATTGGGGCGATGAAGACGAACTAAATAGATACGTTCAGGTAATGAAGGAAGGAACCTATCCTTTGATATGGTTGCTACCGTCTCCTGACAACTACGAAGGTTCCTTGGGTCAAGACGTAGTCAAAACTTGTTCTTTTATAATAGCAACTAGAGAAACTAGGCAGTCAATGTTTAACAACGAAAGATATAAAAAATCTTTTGATCTTGTTTTACAGCCCTTAACGGAAAAATTGATTCATTCCCTTACCGTTTCTAATATTACAACTAGAATTGGAGACAAGTGGGAAATTATGAAGTTACCAAATTACTCGGCAGAAAGCGATAAAAACGGTACAATTGACTTATGGGACGCAATAGGTCTTACGATAGAAGTTAAGTTTCATTCTAATTTAAAATTTTTAAAGCCAATAAGTTATGAAAAAAATCAAGAATAACATCCCAACTACTAAGGCTGTTTTAAGAAAATCAAAAACAATTATAGTAGTTCATCAATTTACTTTTAAGGGTATTCTATATAAAGTAGGAAAAACCTTTGAAGCAAATAAAAAAGAAGTAGATTTACTAATCAATAAAAATTTTATAAAATGGCAGTAATTAGCACAATAGCCTCAAAATCCGCGGGTTCTGGAGGTACTACAATCAACACAGGAGACTTAGGGGGAGATATCTCATTCGGTCTAGTTATCCATGCACTTGGGTTTAAGAAAGGAGTTAAGATTCCCGCTAACACGGATTTGACTTTAACCTATATTCAGGGCTTGGTACAAAAAGGAGATGTAATTCCTTTAATGGATGCGTTTGCTTCTGAACCAACAATGTCTGACGATACTTTGGAAACTTCTCCTTTAGGAGTAGAGGCTTTAACTCTAAAGGGTTTGCCTAAGTATTCTTTGACAATGAAAAAAGGTCAAAACTACTACAAGGAGATGGCTAAGTTAACTGGTTTTGGAAACGTAAACTGGGTTCTTGGTGACGTAAACGGAAATTGGAAGTACGCAGTTACAACTGACGGAGACTATACGGGATTTACCGCAGGACAAACTCTTTCATCTATTACTACGCCAGCAACGGCTACGGAAACTGAGAAGAAATCTTTTACTTTTCAATTAACCGATAGAAATCAGATAGACGCATCTTACGCGGTTATTGAAGCAGCAAACGCTTTTCCTATCTCTGACGTATCAGGAGTAAATGGCATTCAGTTTACTTTTGAAGATGCTAACGGACCAGTTGTTCCTGCGTCAGGAGATACTGTATTAAAAATAAAAGCAGTTTTGTCTAGCGATAGAATTACGGCTATTGAGTCTATATTAGCCCCAGCTTTTAAATTCTCAGGAGGAGCTGTAACGGTATCAAGTAGCGGTGAAGGTTTTTATGAGTTAACTGTAACTGCTTTAGGTTCTGGTGTAATATCTCTAGAGACCCAAGACGCTTCTACTTTGACAAGTGCTATCATCTTAGCGGGTGACTTATATAGAAGTGAGATATTAACTGCTACGGTAGCTTAATATTTATTTTAATCAATTAATTAAAACCCTTTCTCAATGCGAGGAAGGGTTTTTTAATACCTAAAATATGAACGTTGCTCAGTATAAAAAAAAACTTAAAAATTTTAGCGTTGAATCTAGTATTGAGAAGTCGGTGCTTTCTAGTTCTGACGAGATAGAGAACCTGAACAGATTAAGCTTAAGCAAGGGACTAAACTCAAGGGGTAAAATTGTAGGATATTATTCTTTTTTTACTCAGTCTTGGGCTAAAAAAAACAAAACAAACAAACCAAAAATAGCTGGCAGTAAGTATAATTTTGATTGGACTGGTTCTTTTATTAATGGAATTTTTATAACTTACAAAAATAATATAATTACTTTTATGAGTTCGGGGATGGGTTTAGCAAAAAAGAGTAGGTTTATTAATAAGAACAAGCTTTTAGGGTTAAACAAATTTCAGTCACAAGAAGTAAATTATAAAATATTACTACCTCAGTTACAAACTTACTTTAGAAAGCATTTATCAAAATAACAAAACATGAAAACTTATTTAGGATTTGAAGACATACCCGCGTATAACTTTTACAAGATAGCTGAGACATCTGATATGAGATGGTTTATAAAAAAATATAGAATAGATAGAACCTTAGGTATTTCTAAAGAAGAAGAAATTAAATTAGTTTCTAGGTATAAGGAAATTTACGATGAAAGAATTAAATATACTAATGACGTAAAAAGCATAGAGTATTATAGAAAACTAAACGAGATTAGTGACCTTGAGACTAAAATGTTTAGGTTGGTTTCAGCCTTCAACTGTTTAATAGATATTAAGTTTAATTCTACCTTATTTAAAGAGTTTGTTAGCTATTTCTCAAACGATGAGGGATTATTGTACTCTGAGGCTATAAGCAACAAAGAGGAGTCTTTAAATTACGTTAATTGGCTAAGTATTCAGATAGGGGGAATTAAGACAAAGTTGGCGGTAAAAAAATCTAATTACTCAGACGTACTAAAAGTTATTGATAATACACCTAAAAAGGTTAATTTTGACATAATAAGAGAAAAGGTTATATTGCAAGAGTCTTTAGGTTTAATGATAAATATTTATACCTGCCCCTTAATTGAGTGGTGCGCTATGATAATTAGAGCAGAAGAAAAATCTACCGATTCAAAAAAACAATTAGACAAAATTAAGAATAAAAGATAAAAGTTATGGCAGGTCAAGTTGATATTATAATATCCAAAAAAGCAATTGAAGAAATAAAAGTTGCTACCGATAAGTTGGAACTTTTACATAGAGAAATACTTAAGGTAAATACAGCTGGCTCAAAAACAACAATGGGCGGTGTTCAGGGTAATGACAAAATAGTTGCTGAAATTCAGGCTATTAACAAGCTAATAACCGCAAACAAAAACTTAACCGAAACAAAGAAGCGTAGTGTAAAAACAATAGAAGGAACCGCTAAGGCTTTAAATTTAGAAATTTCTAAATTACAAAAAGAACAGAAAGAATTAACTACCTCAAACAAGTCTTGGTTACAGTACGAAATGAGGATCTTAAAAGTAAAAGGTAGGTTAAAGGAATTAACGTCTACGTATTCTCAAGTCTCAATAGCAACTAGAAAAGCAGATAAATCAAACAAAGGTTTTTTCTCAGGTCTAGGAAATATAAAAGGAATACTTACTGGTGGTGGTATCTTGTTTGCCTTAACAAAACTTAAGGACTTGGCAATGAAGCTATTTACTAGTGTTTTTGAGTTAGCTAAGACCTTTGACTCACTAAGATTTGCCTTAGAAAGAACATCTAAGACTTTGTCCGAAGCTAAGATGAATACAGCTTTTATGTTAAAGCTTTCCTCTGATTTAGGTCTCGCATTAGTTGCGACCTCTACTAGATTTATAAAGTTTGCAGCAGCTGCCCGTAACTCTGGATTAGCTTTAAAGGATACTCAGAAAATATTTGGGACAATGGCTAAAGCTGGATCTGTTCTTGGTTTACGTACCGACGAACTTTCAGGGGTATTCCTAGCCTTAGAGCAAATGCTTTCTAAAGGTAAAGTAACTACTGAGGAGTTGAGGAGACAATTAGGTGAAAGATTGCCAGGTGCTTTTGGTATAATGGCAGCAAGTTTAGGTGTTACTCTTCCTCAATTAGATAAAATGTTAAAGGCGGGTGAGTTACTATCGGCTGAGGTTCTTCCTGGTTTTGCTAGAGCTGTTGAGTTAGCTTTTGGATTAGATACCGTAGATAAGGTAGATACATTGGTTGCTTCTCAGAATAGACTAACAACCTCTTATCAAAACTTTGTTAAAAACCTAACGGGTGAAGGTAGTATTATAAAGAGTTTCTTAAAAGGTGTTTTTGAATCTGCCGAAGCCTTTGTAAAAGGTATAGATAGATTGTTTAACTCAGAAGAAGTTGCTAACGCGGATTTTCTAGAGGCTGGTTTCAACAAGCAAACCGAAGCTATTAGAAAGGCAGCTAGTGAAGAACTTGAGTTGACAAAAAAGAACGGTGAAAAACTTAAAGACCTAAAAAAAGCAACCGTAATAGCTACTCAAAACGCAGTAGGTAAATTAGCAAAAGACGGAGCGCATGAGGCGGTTAGAAAGGCTAGTAAGGCATTGCTAGATTATCAAGCTGAGATAGATAAAGTAGAGGAGAAAATAGCAAAGGAAAAATACGCTAAGACTTTTATTGAATTTAAAGAAGAGGAAGAACTTGTAAAAGAGCATCAAAAAAGATTAGCTCAATTGGAGTTAGACGTAAGAGACCCGTCAAAAAGTGATAGCAGAACAAAAATACGAGGAAGGAGAACAGAGGAAGCTGAAAAGTTAGAAAAAGCTACCTTAAGACTGAGTGAAGCTGAGGGTAAAATGAACGCTACAAGACTTTTGGCTGAGGGTTCTGTTGCCGTAGATTTAGGAGAAAAAGAGACTAAAAACGGTATTGAAGAGATTTCTGATTTTAGAAGAAAAGCATTAGCCGAAGAGTTAAAAACCTTTATCTTATTTAATGAGAAAAAAATTAAAGAAGCTCAGGCTGGTGATAAAAAAATACTTGACACTATAAAGGAGACTGGTCAAAAAGAAACACTAATAGCTAAATTAATTGAAGAGGATAAACTAGATATAATATCAAAAAGTACTGAGCAAAAAATAAAAGCGATAAAAGACAGCGCGGGTAGCGAGGCGCGTTTAACCAAGGAGCAGTTAAATGCAATTACGGAATTAAGAACTCAACAAGGTTATCAGGAGTTAATCGTAGTAGAAAATACAAAACAAGAAATAGAAAAAATAAACGATAATTACGCGTCAAGAGAGAGTGATTTTGTATCAAAGGGATTTGAATTTAACCAACTAGAGCTAGATCAGGACATAGCAAATAGAAAAACAAAACTAACAAAAGACTTAAATGACTCTTTGTCCGTTCTAGGTATCTCTAAAAAAGATAAAATAAATTTAAACAAAAAATATACAAAAGATGTATTAGAGTTAGAAACCGAAAAGACAAACAAATCGCTAGATTTACAGATAGCCGAGTTAAAAGGTTTAGCAGCACTTACAACAGCTACCGATGCTCAAAAGCAGTCATTGCAAGCTACTATTGATGTATTGGAGGGTTCTAAAGTAAGTAATAAATCAGAAGAAACTAAAGATGAGCCAACACGAAAAGAACAGTTAGAAATGGCTGCTGATTACGCTATGAAGTATTCTCAGGCTATTACTGATTTATCGGGTGCGGTTTTTGACAATCAAATAGCTAATATAGACGCAGAGATAGAGGCTACTAGGGTAAAATATGATGAATTGTTTTTACTAGCACAAGGAGACGCTGAACAGACAAGGCTTTTAAGAATACAAGAAAATAGAGACTTAGAAAAATTAGAAGAAAAAAAGAAGAAAGTACAAAGAAAACAAGCTATTGCGGAAAAGGCGAACGCACTAATTGCTATTGCCATAAATACCGCTATTGCTGTTTCAAAAACCTTAGCAACTACTGGTTTCTTGGGAATACCTTTAATACCTGTACTTATAGGTTTAGGGGCTTTGCAGGCAGCAGCTGTTATTGCGCAACCTCTACCTAAGTTTGCTCAAGGTGGTGTAATGGGTAAAGACGGATTGGCGGTCGTTGGTGACGGTGGAAGACAAGAGGTTATTAGAACTCCTGACGGAAATATATCCTTAACACCTAATACAGACACGGTAGTGGGTCTTCAAAAAGGAACAGAGATATTTTCTTCGGTTGACAAGTTTAACGAACAAAATCCAAGTGATATGAGTGCTATGCTTCACTCCTCTAGTCTTCTTGCTAGTATAAGTTTAAGTCAAAAAAACTTAGACGAAATAATGTCAGGACAAAGAGAATTGGACGAAAGATTGTTAGACGCAATGTTATTGAATACAAAGGCAGTTAAGAACTCTAAATCTAATACCTTTGTAAAAACACAAAACATTGATATTAAGCATCAAATCTGGAAATCTAAACTTTTAAACTAATGAGTAGCATATACCCAATATACACAGATAGAGTAAGATACAAGCTAACACACAATCCAACAGGTCAACAAATAGTTGAGGAGCCTGTTGGGTTTAATAGCGACGATAATGAGTTTGTTAGAGACGGTTCTTTTCATGGAATATTTCCTCAAATGACAAACGACTTAACTTTCTACAATAGTGGTTATAATTTTATAAAAAATATCTATGACATATACGGAATAAACGCAGATTTAATTTTAACAAAAGAAGAGAGAAATCCGTCAACTGACGAATGGCAGCAATCATATACTGGTTTCTTGGATTTTTCAACCTACTCAAGAGAGAATCAAGGCGTATCTATAAAGTTTGTTAGTAGCGGTCTTTTAAGGATTATAAAGGCTAGGCAAAACGAATCAATAGAACTAGATAGGTTGGATACTTTAAGCGGAAAAGAGATAGCTTATCTGGAGCCTAATCAAGTAGCTCTTGAGGGTAGAAACATTCAGTTAAATTCATTACTAGAAACTGGGTCAGAATATACGTATTCAGAACCTACAACCGAAAACTCTATTGGGTTTAGAGAATTTAGTATGAGGTTTCAAAACAATAACAATTACTTTGGAACAATGGGCTACCCTTTATTAACTACATACGTTTCTGATATAAAAATAAATCAGTTTTCAGGGGGTAGGTTATCAATGATTACTTATGCTCAAAACGATACAGAGGTGGGTAGGGTAGAGAGTATGTTTTACATTGATAGCGATAGGGACAAAAAAATTAATGTAAAATTAAAATACAAGTTTAGCATATTTGACGCAAATAAAGAGTTTGGGATCGGAAATCAAAGAGATATAAAGGAACTAGATAACGCTAATTTTTACTTAAGAATTTCAAAGTACAGGGATAGTATAGATTATATTTTTAAAGAAGAGGTAATTAATTTTACTGGCAATATGATTAGCGGTAATACCCTTATTAAAAACAACTACGATAGTGAAGTTGACGGTGTTCAAACTGAATTTAATATAGAATTACTTAAGGGGGAAAGTTTATCTCTTCAATTTTTTGGAACGGCTACAGATTGGGGTGGTTCTTTTAGTAGCGGTAATCTTCGTCCAACATTTAAGGATATGACTTCTTCAGTAGAAATACTAGAAGATAGTGCTTATTTTCCGAGTAGAAATAATGTTCACTTGCCTTTTGATGTTGCAAATAGATTTCTTGAGTTATTTACTGATACAAAGAACTTACTAGTAAGTAATGTCTTAGGAAAAAAAGAAGACGGTTATCAAAAAGACGGAGAAGCTTCTTTGATTGGAATATCTCACGGATTCTGGGTTAGGGGCTTTAGCAAGGACGACGCAGCTGAGGCTAACGGTCAAAATAGATACAAGCCAATGACTACTAGTTTTAAGGAATTTTACGAATCTTATTTTGGTGCTTGGCACTTGGGAGCAGGTGTTGAGAAGATTGGTTTTAAGGAAACATTTAGAATAGAAAAGTTAGATTATTTTTACAACAAAAACGTTCTTATAAGGCTTGGGTCTATTGTAAATGGTAAGTTTAAATACTCTCAAGTAACCAACGTTCGTAGATCCCTAGAGACCGACTCATTTTACTCAGGTTTGGAGATAGGTTATACTAAGGGCGGTAAATACGAGGAGGCTATTGGTCTTGACGAGTACAATACAAAGACTACTTTCACTACTGTTATAGATAAGTTGGAGCAAATATATAGTGTTTTAATTAAGTACAGGGCTGATTCTTACGGTCTTGAGTTTGCTAGAAGAAAACCGTTCTCACTTTTTCCCACTGAGGATACAAAGTACGACGATTCTATATGGTTGCTTGACCTGGTAAGAACTCAAGGTAGTAATATTTTTAGTCAAAGACTTTGGCAAAATGATTTTTCAGAAAAACCTACAGGAGTTTTTAGTCCTGATACGGCTCAGAATTTAAGGCTATCACCTTTTAATATTTTGCTTAGGCATGGTTGGGAAATTGGTACTGGTTTAGTAAAGTATCCTCTTGACCTTATAAGATACGGTAGTTCGGTAGCTAATAGTGGTTTAACAACTAAATTAAAATCAGTAGACTACCCTCAGTACGGAGGGGTCTCTCACTCAGAAAACGGAAACATTGAGAATAAAAACCTAGAAACTGCTCGAATGGACGGAGAAATTATTGAGTTTGAATTTAATGTTGATTACGATTTGTTACAAAAGGTTCAAGGAAAAACCGTAGTTTTGGGAAAAGAAATTCCAAACTTCTATGGTCTTGTTTCATTTATGAATGAAGAGGGTGAAATTGAAGAAGGATACATTCAAAAACTATCACCCAATGGAGTTGGGAATTGGACTATTAAAAAATTTAATACTATATAAATTATGGCAAGTACTATCACGATAAACCTTACTGCTCGACCAACTAACGGAAGTGTTATAGTTTTTAATAACATAGTTAATATTCTTGAGCGTTTTCAGTTTACACAAAGATCGACTAGAAGGCAAGTGGTTATTGGTAACAGTATAGAGCAAACTATCAATAATTTAAAAAACTCATTTCAAGTAGACTATAATAGTACTAATACGTACAGCCTCTTACTATCAGGTAGTGGTGATAATAGAACTTTAAGAATAACTGTTTCGTCTCCTAATTTTTTTATAGCTAATAGGTTTTTTACGGATATTCCAAGTCTAGTAGTATCTTTTACAAACGTTCCAGACGTACCTGCTTTAGATATAACCAAAGTAGAATTTAAAGCCCCTTCTCAAGACCCCTGCTCTCAGTTAGACGCAGATATTACTACAAATAGACAAGTAGATAGCTATACCTTAGAAGGTGGTCCTGAAATTTCCGTATCGTCCAATCCTTTTACTTTGGTAAATTTACCAAGGGGTCGATACCGTACGCTTATAGTAAAGCAGGGTTCTGAAACTGATAGGTACAATGTTTTAGCCAAGTTGCCAGTAGTTAGTTCTCAGATAACAACTTCTTATTTGAACTCACCGTCAGGAGCAACTTTAACCGTAACAAGAATAGGTGTATTGTGGGAGTCAAACGGCAATAAATACTCTTTAGACGGAGTAAATTATCAAGAGAGCAATGTTTTTAACGGTCTTTTAGCTGACAATTATACGGTTTACGTTAATGATATTTACGGATGCGTAGCTACCTCTAGTGTGACAATACCCTCTTTTGAAGACGGAGGTGTTGGAGAGAGATTTCCTTATTCCGACTTGCCAAGTAAGTCAAACTCGATTAGATTTGCTAGATATACTAATTGGGGAAATTGCTCTGATTACAAAAATGACGAAAATACATTAAGCTGGCAATTACCTTACACTGAAAATTCTTATGAATATACTCAATTGTTTCAAGGTTGTGATATTATAACCACACAGATAAAAACAAACTACTCCAATATAGTTGTTACGGTTGTAGACGAGAACCTTAGCGAGACAAATATAACTACCGAAGCTAAGACTGACTATATTGATTTAAAAGACAGTAGAGACGCTATAATATACAATATATCCAATCTAGGGGTAGAGACTGGTTTGTATTTCTTGTCTGGAAATACTTACAACTACTCTACGGGAACTACCTCTGGTGATTATAATCTTAACGGAAACTTACCAGCTTGGGGAGTTATAGGTAACTTTGTATTTGTTAACGGAGGTTGGTTTAAAATAGTAAATATTATATTTGACGAAGAAGTAGCTGCGTATGTTTTGGTAATAGACGCTTCTTACACTAGTTTAAGTGCTACCGTAACTGTTAGTAGTATTTATAGTCTAGAAAGCTATAATATTTACGAGTTTAGTATAAATATGCAACAATTCTTAAACAAGAAAATACAAGTAAATATTTCTCAAACAGATACTGACTTATCTTTTTCGGAAGAGGTTTATTTAAGTGAGGTTATCGAGGTATTGGAAACACACCAAGACACTCTATTAATAGAATACTACAACGAAAACAATACCGATATGTTCTACGGAACAGGTATTAGGAATAGAGTAAGAATACCGATTGACCTATTTCAAGGAGGTTTTTCCGATGACGTTAAGTCTGAAAAAACAGACATTAATACTTATCTAGTAGACTCTGAGGGTTACGAAAATGATTTAATATCTTTTAAATTAATGCCAAAGCAAATGATGCGAAAAGTTATACAAGCATTGGCTCATAAATTCGTATTTTTGAACGAGGTACAATACGTTAAAGAAGAGTCGCCTGAGGTTGTTAGCCTCGCGGGTACTAATTTATATAGAGTTAAGGCACAAATGACAAAATCAAACGCAGTATATACTTCAAGAGGAAGTGACAAATTATTTAGTGTAGGTTCTTACGAGATACCAAGTCTCTTAAGATTAGAATCAGAAGGTTTCCAAAGAGTTAAAAAATAAAAAATGAGCAGAGAAACATTACAACAGTCAGTAGCTAGAAACACGAATTGGATTAATTCAGTAATAAGCAAAAGTAAGCTTGCGTCACAATTGACGGAATTAGTCAGCATAAATAGTTCTAGTAAAAAAATATCTATACAAGAAGGAGAACAAGATGCTCAATTTGTGACCGTAAAAACACTAAGGGGTTTTAAGGGTTCTTGGAACGCCTCTACAAATTCACCAATACTATCTAACTCTATTGGTTTTGTTGGTGATATATACAAAGTATCTGCTGCTGGTTCCTTTAATCTAGGGGCGGGTATAAAGAATTACGTCATAGGTGACTTAATATACTTCTCAGAGAACAAATGGATTAAGATATCTCCTAATCAAATATCCGATATAGACGGCTTGCAGATAGCTTTAGACTCTTTAGCTGATGGGTTAATTCCTCAGGGAAATTGGAACGCAACTTCAAATAGTCCAAATATAGAACCAAATGCAAAAACAGGTCAATTTTGGATTGTTACCGTGGCTGGGTCTACAAGTTTAGGCGGTATAACTGATTGGGAAGTAAATGACTGGGCGGTTAAAACAGCTTCGGGATGGGCTAAGATAGATAACAGTGATAAGGTTCTTTCCGTTGCGGGTAGGACGGGTGTCGTATCCTTAAATATTTCTGATATCTCAAATTTATCTAACTCTTTAGGTAATAAGGTAGATAAAGTTACAGGAAGGGAGTTAATAGCTACTACCGATATAGTTAAGTTGGGAAGTATAGAGACTAACGCTGATGTTACGGACTCTATTAATGTAAGGGCATCTGGAGCCTTGATGGATGACGAGATTTTAAATTTAGCACAGGTAAAAACTTTTAAATCTTCTGATTATTACTCAAGTAGTAATCCTAATGGATTTACTGGTAATCAAGACTTGTCAGGATTAGCACCAAAGGCTTCTCCAAGTTTTACGGGCGAAGCTAATTTTGCAGGTAAACTTTTAATGCCTAATGTTAGTGGGGTTAAAGGAAGTTCTAGCGGGACTGGTAATCAATCTTATTTCTCTTTTTACGAATCCAACGGGACAACTAGGCAGGGATATATCGGAGTAGGTAGTGCTAATGAGTCAGGTGTTCAATTACAAAACGATGTATCTGGAAGAACACTAAACCTAAAGGAGAACGGAGTATTGGCTTATAACGGAAACGTAGACTTTACGGGAACTGGTAACTTTAGCGGAGGAATTACCGCTAATGGTTCAGGTACTTTTAATGGTTCAGGAAGTTTTAATGGTGATATATCGGGAAGTAGGTTAAGGATAAACGGAGGTTCTGTTCAGTCTGAAATATTGTTAGGAACATCTCAAAATACTGATAAAATAGGATTAGTAAAATACTTTCAAGGTAACGGAAGCGGTACGGGTCGGATAATACTATCTCATTGGGGAGATAATGATATTGGAGGGGCTGGATTGAATGTGTTTAAAGGGGGTAACGTGGCAATTGGTCTTAGTTCTACTTCTTATAAGCTAGACGTAAACGGAACGTTTAGAGTAGCAAGTAATTCTATGTTTAACGGAGATGTTCGTTTAAGTAAAAACGCTTCTGATAGTGGAGAACTTTATTTCATAAACAACACTTATCAAGCAGGTATAAAATACGAAGGAAACAAATCGCTAAACTTTATTGATAGGACAAATACCGCTGCTAGAATTTCTTTTAATTTAGGTAATGGTTTTGCTTCTTTTGATGGTTTAGTAAAGGCTAATAGTTATGAAGCAAATGAATCAAATCAAAGAGTAAAATACGCTGTTTGGCAAGGAAGCACATACGGTATAGGAATGGGTAGTGCTTATACCTTTGGTCCATTAAATAACGAGTTCGCAATGACTTTTCAGATGGACGCCACATCTGGAAGAGGATGGTGGTGGGGTAAAAACAATCAAGGAAACAGTAACGGGTGCATGGCTTTGAATAATCAAGGAGACCTTACTATTGCAAGACATATGCGAATAAATTACGGTCAAGGAGACACTTACAATACTAGTATATATCCCTTAGATATTAATGGAAGTTGCAGAGTAACTGGGAATTCTTATGCTAGTGATTTCATACAACAATCTGACGTTAGACTTAAAAGAAACATTACGGATTTAGAGCCAAAGAGATTAAAGCCAAAAAGATATATTTGGAAGGACTCAGGCAGGCTAGATATTGGTTTTGTTGCCGATGACCTTATTGTAGATTTTCCTGAAATAGTTTTTGTTGGAGAAGACGATAATATTAAAAGAGTTTCCTATCCTAAAATTACCGCAATAAACTCCGCAAGTATTAATAAACTATACGACGAAAATATAGAGTTAAAAAAACAATACAAAACCGCAATAAAAGACTTAAATTTGATTAAAAAACATTTAGGAATATAATGGCTGTACCAACAGGAAATATAAGATTAAGTCAAGTGGCTCAAGAAATTTTTGGAAACACAAATAATACTTCCTTAAATCAATGTTTTGCAGCAGCTACTGGAACTTTTAACTCAAGTTACGTAGGAAACAAAGATAGGTTGTCTAATTTTAGAGGATATATTCACGCAGCAAATAATACTAGAATTACAGTAGGGTCAAGTTTTAATTCTTATCAAAATGCTTGTAGCTCTAGTAGTGCTAATACCTATCAATGGCATAACGGAGATGCCCCCACTCCTTTTGCTGGGGACAAAGTTTGGGCAAATCAAGCGCATACTCAAAATATAGTAGACGGTTACTATAAAATATACAACAATAACCCAACTTACGTTATTTACGTTGTAAGTGGTGAGGTTCAAGTTGAGTATTTATGTTCATAACAACCTATTGAGGTGTAAAAGATTTAATTTAAAAAAATGACAATAACAGATTTAAAAATATACGGACTAAACGGTGCGGTTTTCGCTATGAACTTCTCAAGTGTTGAAATAGGCTTAAAAATTTTGCTTACAGTTACCGTTATTGGATACACTATGCAAAAATGGTACTTAATGAATAGGGACAAAAACAAAGATGAGAAAAATAAATAAAATTATAGTACATTGCTCGGCAACACCCGAAGGTAGAAATGTTTTAATTTCAGAAGTAAAAAGGTGGCACGTTGAGGAAAGAAATTGGTCTGATATTGGTTATCACTTTGTAATAGAGTTGGACGGATCTACTCGTATAGGTAGACCTATCGAAAAAATAGGCGCACATTGCTTTGGTAAAAATACTGGTAGTATAGGGGTTTGTTATATTGGAGGAGTTGACTCTAAAATGAAAGCAAAGGATACTAGAACGGAATGTCAAAAAGAGTCTTTAGTAAATCTACTTTGCGACTTAAAAGATAAATACAACGCTGTTGTTTTTGGTCATAGAGATTTTAGCGCCAAAGAGTGTCCTAGTTTTGACGCTAAAAAAGAGTATGAAAATATTAGTTTTAGGTATTAATTATTTAGCAATTAATATACCCCCCGCAACTCCTACACCTAGCCAAAAAAGGTTTTTCTTGTAAAATGGTTTGTTAAATTTTACAACAATATTATTCATTTTTATAGTCTCGGTATAGGGGTTCTTATTTACAAGCAAAACTTCTGGATTAGTTTTCTTAAATAGACTTAATTTTGTATCGGCTATATAAATACTATAATCATTCTTTACCGTAAAGTTATCTATCCTAATTCCTTCTTTATTTGTGTATCCGTTAATTGAGAACCACCCATTAGGCTCGTCGTATTTGAATCTAAATCTATTTTCCTTCTTACCATCTACAACAACCTCTAAGACTTCTTTAAATGGCACAAAAACAGTATCTATTATTGTTCTAGTCTCAAAACTTACCTTAGATTTTAATTTTTTAATTCTTTTTAGTTCTAAAACACCGTTTTCAATAGCTTGTTTCTGGCTTATAACTATTTGAGCCTGATAACTCAATTTCTCCTTACTTTTGTTTACCTCAGTTACGAAGGATTGATTTTCAATACCTAAAGAGGCAATATCAGAGTTTAATTGATTGATTGTATGAGTTTGGGTACATTGCTCGTTTAAAAGCAATAAAAATAGCAACGATACTATTAATAAACTAGTTTGATAAATTTTTGTTCTTGAAATAATCATTTTTTAAATTTTTTTGTCTTCATTATTTTTTATAAATCTTTTTAATGAGTCTATCAGCGAATCCGCAGAGAACAACATTAGAGTTGCAAATATTAATAATGCAACAAACCCGAAAATACTAGGCTTTTCTATTTCGAGTAAATAATAGAAAGCGACTACGTAGGATATTAAACCAATTAAGGTAGTTTTCCATTGTTTTAAGTTTTTCATTAGTAAAACATTTTTTTATAAATTAGGTGAGTTCCACAAGGACTCATTTCAGGCATTAGCCAGTACTTTGTTCTTTTTATTTTCATTTTCTTATAAAATTTGGTTTTAAGTAATTATTTAATCCTTCAAATGATTCGTTTACAAAACCTCTTCGCCCTAACTCAAAATTACTTTTAATCCAGTTACTACTTGGTGAAGAAGCTGGGTAATTAAAGTAAAAGAAATCGCTTGAGGAACACATATCAAAAAGGGCTTGGTGACTATCTCCTTTTTTAAATATTATTAAGTCGCAATCCTTGTATAATCCGTTATGCTTACAGTATTGGTCTATTTTACTTACTCCTTTTAGGTCTATATGGGGTTTAAATCCAAATTTTAAGTTCTTATCGTCTTTTCCGTGAGATATAACAAAACCAATTCTGTTTACAATATAGTGACTTATAAATTGCCTATGATTTGTAACTGTAACGTTTTCATATTGTACTTCCGCTATTTTTTTAAAAGCTTGATTTACAAAGTAAGCAAAAATACCTGAATGATTGTCGTTACAAATGTTATTAAAAAATATTTTATCGTAATTATCAACTAATCCCTGTAAAATAATCATTTTAAAATCAAGAGCAGCGTCAAAACACTCCTCATTTGTCATATTTTGTGGAAGCTTATGTCCTCCCCTTGTAGTATATCCGTCAAGACCGTCTAACAGGTCACCTAAATCGTCAACGTATAAGATATTACTCTCTTGCTCTTTTATTGTTTTTTCTACAATTAGATTCGCAAGTTTTACGAGTTCTTTTTTATCCCAGGCTGCTTGATACATTGTATTATTATCTATGTCGGTATCCATTCCAATATGAACGTCAGTATAGGTTAAAGAATCAAAATCCTTGCTTTTTTTTTGATTGGTAGAGGTTTGCTTTACCTTTATCGGTTTAATGTGTTTTTTTATTATTTTGTCAAAGTCAAATTTTTGAATTTCCTCTACTAATTTGTCTTTAAACTCAATATTAAAAAAGGGAGTACCCGTATGGGATACTAGTTTGTATTTTAAAATATCCTTACGAGGAAGTGAGTAATGTTTGCAATGTTCGTCAATATCCATCATTTTACCCGTCTCCTGATTCCATGCGGATAAAACAAACTTAGGAGCTACCTTGGTTTCTTTTTTAAGTTCTTCCCTAGTACTTTGAGAAATTTTATTAGCTGATTTTCTAATATAAAGTATTTTTTCCCAATCCTCAGAATTTAACGGGTATCTATTCTGTTTTCTATTGCCGTCGTTTTCTTTTGGATCTAAACCTATTATTTCAGCTTCTTCTTTATTTAACCACCTTACCTTTTTTTTCATTTTATAATTTATTAATTAAACTGAACCTATACCTAGATAATTTATTACCCAAGAAATTACATACCCTAGTGAATCCATTAAGTGATCGGGTTTATGAAGTTCTGGTGAGTCATCCGCTAAACCGTATCTATCTAACTTCCAGGAATAGTCAAGATATTCTTCTTTTAAATTTTTTGATGACTCCGTATAGACAATATTAAAAGATTGAACCGACGATATTGTTCTAGAAACAGATCCAGCTCCCTTTAAAGCTGGCAAAGCCGTTAATCCTTGATTTGCCAAATCATTTACCATTTGAAGTTTTGCAGAATCGCAAATAGTTATTAGGTCTACATCTACTAGAGGTAGAGAGTTAACACCTCTTGGCTCTTTAAGATACTCCGCTAAAGTTACTCCCATTTGACTCATAGGTTTGTAAAGTACTTCGTCTACGTAAAATGTTCTATCTCCGTCAAAGCATATCTGAACAACCGCAGTAGGACTACTTACCCCAAAGTCAAGACCGTAGAATTTTTCGTAAGGTAAAGCCTCAAAGAACTGGTCAGTACAAACTTTCCAACCTTTATATATTCTATTTGGTTTTTCAGAACCCAAGCCAAGACAATATACCTCGTATAGGTATTTATCAGCGGTATTGTTCTTTATATTTACCTCGTTAGGAGGTGGTTGGTTTTTTTGCGAAACAGGTTTGCCCTCGTAGTGTATTTCTCCGTTTTCTACGTAGGTTACGTCCCATTTGTAAGGGTTGTAACTTTCAAGCTTAGAAGTTATTCCGATAGTCAAAAACGGATTGTCTTTATACGTAGAGTGCAAAAAACTAGCTGCTGAGTTCTCCCTATAACTCTCAATCCAAAAATCCTTAGATGGATTGTAATCAATAAAAACCTTATCTCTAGTTCTTTGGTCTAACTGATTAAATACAGCTAAAGAGAACTCTGAAATCTCATTTAAAAATATAATGTTGTTTTGCTGCCCTAAAGCTTTGTGTATTTTCTCCGTTCCAGCAAAATATATAACCGAACCCGTTGCTTTACATAGCCATTTTGCGTCTTTTATGTTGTGGACAAATCTATCTGAAAGCCCCGACTGTTCGATTATATTTTTAAAATCTTGCCCTACCGTATCTATACAATCAATACGTAGGTTACGGTAACAGGATATCTTGTAGTTCTTTTTATCCATTAGAATAATTACAAACAACTGCAATATCGAATATGTTTTACTAGAACGAGAACCCCCTGAGTTTACAATGTATCTTATTTTAATATTATTGTAGCAGGACTCGTTTTTCTTAAAAACATTAGTTACTTTAAACCTTACCTTCATTTACTTTTCTGGTTCCGCTACCGAGGTAACGTGTTCTATTACAATAGTTGTTTCGGTAGCCTCTATCGCAACCTCCCTTCTTTGTAGTTTTGGTAATGAATATTCTAAGGTTTTAAAATAAGCAACCACAAAATCTTCATCCTCCATTGTAGAAAGTATCGCGTTCATCCTTTTCGAGTGAACGCCTTGCATATTTTCTAGTAGTTTATCCAACTCTGTCTTTCTTTCTCCTGTTGCCATATATTTTTTTTAAATCATTATAGACCAGCGTATAATACCGTAGATTATTTGACCTATTTGGAATAAACCGCATCCTATCACCGTTGTAACCGCTAAAAGCATTACCAACCCTAAAGTTAATGATTCTTTGTCTCTATTTCTCATCTTTTATGTGTTTTCTATTTAACCAATTAATCATAAGCAAATCTATAACATCTCCTTGATTTAATTCAAGTTGAGCGCATTTCATTTTAAAATCAATTCTAGTCTTTTTGTCTACCCAGGTCCCTACGAATACCTTACTCATGCGTTTGTGTTTATGTTGCAATATTACGAAAAAAATATTAAACAACTTTAAAATCAATGAGAATAACGGTTTTGGCGTACAAACTAAAAATCTGGTACTTATTTATTGGATGGCAGTCGACGGCAGGGGAAACCAAAACTCTCCAA